CAATTCGGTGTAAGGTGCGGCCAAAAAATTGTAGGGTTTCTTTTGTGAATTTGTACTTTTGCATTTTAGAGTTTCTATTATACTTTGTTTTTAAATAGTGTCAACCGGATGTTTTACTTTTTTATCTGACGTATAGCGGTATTCTGTTGGCTTAATTGGACAGCAAAACACATGATAAATCCTTTTGTTTTCTGGGTTCCAAAAAGCTAGACATCCTTTATAGATCTTAAGTCCGCATTTTGAACACTCTGTGGTGTATTTGGCTTTAATAGTAGAAAGATACATGTTCTAATTATCTATAAAATCAGCGACATGTCAACAACAATCTTTAAAAAGATGGCAAAATCGACTCCAACGCCTTTATCTTACCAGGCTATTTTAGGGACTCAACTTAATGCAGCGCGTGCTAGGTTAGGGGTCAAGCGATTTATTCCTGGGGGACAGCTACTTACAATTTTTGAAGCAGCGAGCCAAACTGACGCTAAAATCTCTGCCGACATTTTCACTTCGCTTTTGTCTAAAGATCTAGATAGCGCAGAAGGACTAACGCTTGATCGGATCGGAAACGATGAAAACGTAAAACGGAGACAAAAAAGAGCTGCTCAGGGGCTTGTTACTATAAATGATACGGCGTTTCAAAAGACAGGCTCTATCCTATACCATGGCAAGCCAGCTCCTATAGTTGGATCTGTAACGTTATATATCTCTAAAGGAAATACGTTTGACGCTGCTCCTACAAGTGGACAGATTTACTTAGGCAGAGGGACTTCAAATTATGAAGGCCCTATTTCATATTCCTCAAAAACAGACTCAAACTCTTTTTGGACGCTACAGGCCACCTCAACAACCAAATTTCACAACCAAGGGGAAGAGGTAATTCTTGCGCAAGGAGGAGAAAGACCAATTCAGGTTGGGCAAATCGTCTCTACCCCTCAAGGAGCGTCTACCTCTCCCGTTACTTTCTATACAACTAAATACGCAACTATTCCTGATGGAGAAAGTGAAGTCAACTCAGTTTCTATTATTTGCAGCGTAGACGGTATCTCAGGAAATTTACCAGCTAACAATATAACCTCATTTGGTAACTCTCCTCCCTTTTCCACCGCTCAAGTAACAAACCCACAAAATACCAGCTTTGGTAGAGATATAGAGACTGATAATAGCTACAGAGACCGAATTCGTCAAAACCGTTCCAACAAACAAAGAGGAACATCTGCGGCTATTAAAAATGCTATTGTTGACATTTCCGCAGCTGACGAAGCTTCTTCTGTTCTTTCTGCAAATGTTGTTCGCAGGAAAAACAAACCAACTGTTCTTTATATTGACGATGGGAATGGATATGAAGAAAAATCAAACGGAATTGGTCTTGAAAACGTAATCGACTCAGCTACCGGAGGAGAAACAGACTTTTTAACTACATTCTCTCCGATTGCCCAAGCTTTCGTAGAAGCCAGTAACTTTGCTCCTTGGTCTATCCCTGATGGAGCAGAATTAACACTAACTATTGGTGGGGTTAGTTCCACTCATTATTTTGATCAAAACACAGATACGTCTGTTTCGGCGTTTGACATGATTTCCTCTATAAACTCTGACCCAGACTGTCTATTTCAAGCAAGAACAACCCAGTCTGGAAGTTCTTTTGCTATTTTTAGCAAGTCAGAAAACAACGATGACATCCAAGTCGTCTTGGGACCAAACCCTGAAACAGACGTTGCTATCATTTGCGGATTAAGCACAACTCCAGTCTATACATCATCCTTGTATCTAAACGACAAACTGCTTTCTAAAGACGGTAGCTTAGCTCAAATCATTTCTAATCAGTTTTCTCTTTGGAAGCCTTTGTTTACATCCGAAACAATTGTGCTAGAAACAGATAATACCGGAAGTTTTACCTACACAATTACAGACGCTGACTTCCAGGCTTTAGGACATTCCATACTAAGCAACGCCACTCCTCAAATTTGGAGCGATGTTCTAACTAATAGCCTGCCAGGTATTACAGCAACCCCTCAAAATGATCAAGTAATTCTTACTTCAAACAAAGGAAAATCCGATTCCGCTTCCGTTTCTATTTCAGGGGGCTCTTTAGTAACAAAAGGAGTGTTTAACGCTGGTACAAGTACAGGAATTTCTAATGATTACCAAATTGACAGATCTGTTGGATCCATCGCTTTAAATTTTCCACTATCACAATTTGACAGACTGTCCCTAGGAACTCAATGGGCCGAAGCTTTTGTCGAAACTGATATGGGTACTACCCCAATCTCTCTTGATTCAGACTCTACTTACTATATTTGTGTAGATGATCCGGAGGCAACTATAATCCCAACAGGTATCTTTAACAAGGGGACTTACCACTCAAGCCTCCTGCCTAACGGTTCATCTGCCGTTTCTAACTCGTTTGAAATCCAGGACGCTAATAATACCTCTATGTCTATTCCGGGATTGAAACAAGGCGATTGGCTGTTATTAACAGATCCTGCCTTTCCTTCAAATTGGGAAGGAATTTATAGAAACGAAAATCAAGGAGAATCTTTTGTCATCGAAAAAGACGCTGACACCGCTACTCGTATTGGACATACAGCAACTTCTACAAGTTCCTCTAGCGTAATCGTAATAGGTGGCTGTACATCTATTCAGCCTGGAATCGGATTACCAGGTGTGTTAAAGGGTAGGAACGTCACAGGGGATTGCCAAAAATACAACCCTGTTGATGGATCGTGGACACAGTTGCCCAACATGATCACCCCTAGAGCTTACCATACAGCTACTTTATTAAACAGTGGTAAGGTTTTTATTGCAGGAGGATTTGATAGTAGCGGAAGTCCTACAGCTACTACAGAGCTTTATGATCCAACTCTAAACACTTTTACAAGTGGACCGCCTTTACCAATTAGCGACAGTAACTCTACTCCTCAACCTAGAGTTCATCATACGGCCACCTTGCTAGACAACGGGATGGTGTTAATTGCTGGAGGCTGCTCTTCAACAACTCTAGGAAGCGGCGCACTAAATACTAGTATTCAATACAACCCTCCTGGCAACCTGTATCAAAGCAGCCCGTCTGTTTTAATGTCCACCCCAAGATATGGACATAGAGCAGTTAAAACTACTGGCGGAATCATGGTTTTTGGTGGAATATCAACTATTGCAAATCCGGCGATAATGGTTAGCAGCGCTGAATTATATTCGGACACTTTCCATTCATGGTCATCTATGCCAGGGGCCAGTCTAGCAACTCCAAGAGCCTTTTTTGGACTTGCTACTAATGGTACTGTTTTAGTTGCTGCCGGTAACGCAACCAGACTTAATTTAGATAACTCAAAAACTGACTCTATAAGCACTGGAACCTACCAAGTATTAACGCTAGGCCCAAACACCTGGGGAACAGAAAAATCCATTGTTCACGACCATCCGTCTTGGTCTGCGGAATTTGTTCAAACAGACTTAGTTGTATCTGCCACCTCAAACAAAATTGTGGCTGGTGGCATTAACATCAACACAGGTAGCAATTCATATCCAGTTTCTGATTATTTTTATACTCCAAGCACTGACCTTTGGGCTACCGTAAATGGTGGACCTCCATATATATTGAACGTATTAGGCAGCAAAGAGGCTAGCTGTCCTGTGGCAATAACCGGAGCCGATACCATTGCTTCTTTTGGTGGGGCAATTTCAAACGACTCTTTTTCGAGTAGTTTTTCAGGAATTGCTAATACAGATTTAGTGGATTGTAGTGGAACTAACAGACTGCACCCTGTACCTAATTTTTCGTCTACTGTTTTAGCTAATGGCAGACTTAAAGCTGTTCGAAGTAAATATCCAATAAGCACTGTTTCAGTTCCTTCAAATTCAGGGTTTCTATATACAGCAAACTCCTTAGTTCCTGTACTGAATCTTGGGGGGGAAGACATCATAGCTAATCCATTTCAAACCACAAAAATTCGTTTGTCAACCCTATCAAGCGAAGGTTCCCTTTTATTAGTAGATCAGGATGTAGCTTTACCTTCATTCTCTCCAAACAACATTGTCATAAGCCAGCGTTCTCAATATGCCAGTGTAAATTCTGGAAGTGGTATTGGGACTCCTTTAGGGCTTCAGTTAAGAACTGTTGGAGCAAAAACAAAAGCGTCATCAGACGCTCTTCCCCAGATCCTTGACACCCCAATGTATAGCGAAACTCAGGGATCTTTTTACAACCCAGAACCTGTTCCGCCAAACGGTACAGTTGTTGGGCTTAGAAGTAATCCTGTAGGGGGGACAAACTCGACATTTTTAATCAACAACGTGTTTGGCAATTGTAAGGGAATTAGGGGAGTTATTGGGAATCTTTCTTCTACTCAGACTAATATCGCCAGTGATTTTGAAAATTATTCCTTAAGCAACAAAATATCACTTAGAAGTGAAGTCCCTGTGATTGTAAGCAATCCTGTCTACATTGCGAGTCCTTTTAAGTTTTCTGTTACAGACACTTTAAACGTAAGTGTTGATGGGGACAATAACACTAAGGCTTTTGTAATCCCTATGGCCCGCAAATTGGGTACCAATGGGACTTATCAAAGCCCTCTTTCTCTAAAAGACGCTGACAACTCCAATAAAACAATTTCCAGTGCCTTCGGTATAGACTACAATTTTAACGACTTCGCGATTATTTCTAGAGCGAGGGTTTTAACTGACGCTTCTGACACAACCAAGCGTATCCTTTGGAGATATTACAGGTTTGGAGAAGAAGGAAACAGTGCAGCAATTCGTTATGTCTATCCAACCTCTCCTAATCAACCTGTTTCGGTTTCTATGGGAGACAACCAGGATAGTTTCTACAGAGGATCCCCTAGAGCAACCATAGACGTAAACGTTGGATCGGGAGCACTACGTAAAAACAGAAACATAAGCGCTAACACTAGACTTGGTGTTTGCAAAGTATCGGCTACTGGAGCAACGACTAAAGTTTGGTCAACTTATATCTTTACCGGGTTTACAGTAACGCAAGGAAGCCGTCCTGTAACCAACGGGGAGACATACCTAGACATTGAGTTCCCCTCTACACTTGACGATCCTGGTCTGAACGCAGGAGATGTTCTTTGGTATGAGGGGGCGTCTCCTACTTCTTTGAGCCTGCAAAACGGTCAGTTTAAAATCAAAGCTATCTCAAAAACATCCCCAACTAGTTGGCGCATCACAATAGAGAGTTACCTGTTAGACAATAACGCTTTGAACGATGGAACAATTTGGAACGCAGTGGCAAATCCAGGAACCATTAGTACAGACCCAAATCAAAAGGCGAGGTTTGATGATGAAGTGGCTGTTGGCGATCTTGTAAAAATTATAATGCCTGGCTCAGCAGGATCTTCTTTGCCGTCTAGATTAATTAACGCAAGCACGATGAGAATTGCTTCAATTGACGCCAATCGCCAACTAATTGAATGCTATCAATTAAATCCAGACCTAACTACTGCGTCTACTGTTGTTTGGACACTTTTAGACAAACAAAGCGATTTACAAATATTTGCTTTAGCCACTACAACAGCCTCTAGCCTGGCCTCTGTTGTAAACTCAGATCCCAATAGCCCTGTATCGGCTACTATAACGGGAACTGGGTTAGGAAGCCTTACTATAGCAGATTGGGACGCACAAAATAGCTATGACGCAAGAAGCCTTTTTTCAGATGGTGTCAATTATGTCAAAGCCACAAATTCTCCGGCAAATACAACATTACCTACAACTTTTGATTTGAAGCTTCCTGTTTCTTCTACTTTAGCTACCAACTCTGACTTTACTAACGAAATTTTTTACCTAGCTCCTCAACTAACCGATTCCGTTGTTCAATGGCTTAATACCCCAGCTATTACTGGCCTTTGGTCCGTCGCAGACGTTAGCTCAAGTGAAAATGGAACAAAGGTACAAATTCAAACAAACACTCCTGGTAAGGCAGGGTCTGTGTTTGTGCAAGGAGGGTCAGCTAACCTAAAGACCGCTTCTGTTATTGGAAACGCCGTGTCGACCCCTATACACGCAAACTCTCCTTTGTTAGGAATGGTTTTAACAACAACAAAAGCTGAAAGCGAAGGGTTTTGTGGCAATTCTTGGATTGAATTAAACAACACGAGTGTCTGCCCTAAAATCACAAACGAGGCAAGCCCTATTTGGGGGAACAACAACAGCGTTTTGTCTATTAATAGCAGTGGCGTTTTTACTTTTTCATCAACGCCATACAGCAAACTAAACCTACAAAACGCTTCGCTGAACAATGAAGCTGTATTTAATGTAGAAAAAATCGGAAGATACACTACGATAAACATTCCTAAGTCGGTTTGTCAATACTCTTATGCTAATTTGTCTAAACTAGTCGCTGGGAATTGGTTATCTATAAGACACATGTATGATTCTATATCCCCTACAAACTGTGGGGTGTTTAAAATCCTTCGCTTCAGTCAAACTGAAGCAATCTACACAATTTGGATCGATAACTTAAATTCAGTAGACGAAACCGCTGGGGCTGAGTTGATAGTTCTTAGCGATGAATCTCCTGTTGTTGGGGACAGTTTAGTTATTAACACTGACATGTTTGGAGAAAAAAACAAAGGGTCTTGGACAATTGTAGATGTTGGAAAATTTTATACTGACACTACAATAACAGTATCTCTAGACAAAAACAAGACTACCTCTTTTTCTGGTAATGTTCCTACTCTAAGCAAAGATATTGGAATTGTTGAAAAAGCCCCAACTCATGGCGTTAAGAAGTTAATAACGATTTCTCCTAACGCATCAAACTCTGATAATGTAGATCTTCTTATTGACGATAGCGGAAACTTGCCTCTTTGGAATGAATCGGCTGGAACAATTGTAAAAGCTTTAGATAAACTTGATTTTCCAAATTCTGTAAAAAACGGTACGGACGCATATCGTTATAACTCTGGGTTAATTGCAGAAGTAAAGCGGGTCATTTATGGAGACAGCGCAGATCCCGACAATTACAGCGGGTACGTTTCAGAGGGGGCTTCTGTATTAATTCAAGGTCCTACAATAAAGCAAATTAAACTAACACTGCAAGTCAGACTACAAAGCAACACCCCCAATATAGACACAATAGGAGCTATAAAATCCGCTGCGTCAGGTGTTATAAACGCAAGTGAAATTGGAGTTCCGATAGCAATTTCTGACATTATTTCTGCTGTCCAAGGGGTTAATGGAGTTGTAGCGGTCAGCGTTATATCCCCTGAATACAGCTCAGTTAAAGATCAAATTCCAGTTAGAGGACAAGAAAAAGCAATGGTTGTTGATTTTGAAAACGATATCCACGTCCTAGTTGTAGGAACTTAATGTTATCGATTCTAGATACAGCTAACAGTAACGGAGCCCCTACAATTGGGAATGCCTTTCTTGTTTCGTCAATCGAACTATTAGACGACAGCACAATTATTATAAATTTCACAAGAGGAATTACTAACGGGACAAGAGCAAGTAATTATTCTATAACAGGGCCTTCCCAAATTACGGTTAATCTAGCGCAGTACAATAACTCCACTAATTCAGTGCGTCTTTATTTGAGCGCTCCTCTTTCCATTGGCCAGTGGACCATTTTCTTTTTGTCTGGCCCACCTAACTCTATCTTCTCAGCAGACTCGGACAATCTATCCCTCCCATCGAATACTGAAATAGTCTTTGATTTAACCGACAAATCTCTACAAGGAGAATTTGGATCAAACATTGTTCAAAACGACGTTTCTAGCTTTATTCCAAAAGAATTTAGAAACAAAAAGGTTTTTGCTGGGATCTTAGCTGGAATAGCAGCTGGAGACTCTATCATAGAAAACCAAGCTAGACTGGCCTTAGACCAATATTCGATCTCTACTGCTAGCGATAACTATCTGACAACCATTGCTGGAGATCGAGGGGTACAAAAGCCAACAAAACTAGGTATTTCAGACACTGATTTTAGAAAACTTGCTGTAACAACTATAAATTCCAAACTAACAAACGACGCCTTACTTTCTGTTCTAGAAATAATGTATGGAGTGGATTCGGTTCATGGCTTTTTTGAAAGTGATCTAGAAGAACCCTTTCAGCTTTTTGATAAAGCGAACCTTGATATCTTGTTTGATCAATCTAAAAGCTTTCATTTTGTTGTTAACTGGGCGGACTACAGTAACCCCCTCAGAGTCACTGCGTTAGAGTTGGTGGCAGCTCTTAACTTTGCCTTTGACAAAAACAACGTAGACGCATTTGCCACGATTAGTCAGAAAAAAATAAGAATTTACAGCAAAACCAAGGGGATAAGGTCTAGTGTTACTGGTCTAGGAGGCACTCTTCAACCTTGCCTTCATTTCGATTCACAAGTCATTCAGCGATTTACAAACTCCCTTTCACTACTTGCTATAACCTGGACAATCACAAATCCTTCAACAGGAACCGTTCGTTTCAAGCCTAACACTGCCGTAGACATATCAAAACTACATGTAGGTGACTATATTACAATAATTGGAGCTAACTTTCCTTCAGAGCTACAAGGAAGCTTTGCTATAACCAATGTAAATTATTCATATTCTCCTTCATTGGATATTTGGTTTGAGATACAATCTAACTATATGGACCAATCTAGCACTTGCAGTTGATTCTACTTTTTGGATTAACGTTGCTTTGGCTGGACCGTAAAAGATTAAAAATGAATATAAATCAAGTTTACAGTAAAGATCTTTGCTTTTGGAGACCTACAACAAAACGGGTCCACGATAATATTTTGTGGGCATCTGTTATTCAAATTGATGGCAAAGCTAAAGTATCTATTCCTGCCACAAGTGTTGCTGTTCAAAGGTCTAATGGATACGCAGCATACTTAAGGCATCCTTTTTATTTCGAACCAACTAAAACAACCCACCTTCTGATTCCTCAAATTACTGAGTTATCTCAAGGATATCCCGATCAAGATGGTAATGTGACTCCTCGGAAAGCAACTATTTATGCTGCGTCTTCTCTTTCTATTACTTCTGATGGTAATCCTTCTGCACCTCCGATATTTCAAGATTTAGTTGGTAGTTATATTTTAATAGATGGATCTACAAATAACGGGAACCCTCTTGCAACAAAAGACAGCGATATTGGACAATTAGTAGCCAACAGAGATCCTACAGATGCATCAAGTTTTAAGCCACCTATTGGTGTTTATGGACAATTCTATGCGGGAAAAACTAACTCAAAAGACACACAACATGGATGGCTTATTGGGGGGAATTCTGGGTTTGGGGTGTTTTCTCCTAAGGCAAGCGCTGATGTTTTAACGCTAACGCACGACGATACAAATGACAGTTTATCTTTAGTTTGCACAAATTTTGCAGTTGCGGCTAGACTATTCCCTACATGTTGCGTTATAGAATCTGACCTGTATTCAGATCAATTGCTTTTTACGGGAGGGCTAGACACTTGGACTACTGGTAGCACATCCACCTATATATTAAGCCCAAGCGGTGTTGTTAGAAGCTCAACCTCATGCCCTGAAGCTATGGTAAAGTCTTCGGCAATTTCTATACCAACCTCTAATGTAATTCTAATGACAGGTGGGTTAAATTCTGACCTAACATCCTCAAAAAACAGTGCTTTTTTCTTTAGTCCTTACACATCGTCTTGGACTGCAACTACCCAACCTCTTATTACAGCACGCCGGGATCATCAAACAGCTATTGTAAATAACTATCTAGGAACCCCAGGAAGCTATGCTTTAATTGTTGGTGGAAAAACGGGAGCTTTTAAAGACGTTGGACAAACAGGCCCTCAGGCTTACCCAACATCTACTCCAATAAATAAATGTGAAATTATTGACGTTACGTGTACTGGGGTTGGACAAGTTCCTACTACAATTTTCAGTCCTACAGGAAGTATGTCAGTTGGTAGATACGCCTTTGGTATGACTAAACTACCTGACGGTAGAGTTTTGGTCTGTGGAGGTATTGGATATAGTCCCAATTACCCAATCTCTAGTTACGACGCTACACAATATGAATACCCCTACGAATTAAATAGCTGTGAAATTTTCGATCCAGCTACAGGACTTTGGACTCCGATTAACGGTATGAATAACGCACATAGCTATTGTGTTTGTTCATACGTTGCCGGAACAAATAAAGTTTATGTCTATGGTGGATATCACTCAGCGTCTATTGAATATCTAGATATAAAAACAATGCAATGGCACATTTCCAGATACACCCTAACCCAACCTCTTATGGGGGCTACCCCTATCAACATGAGCTTTAGTTTTTTGGCTTTGATAGGTGGAATGTGGTCAGACACTTACAATAACGCGTTTACCCCTAACATCAATCTTCTTTCTGAACCTCCGTCATAAAACTATGTCAATAACTGGATCTTGGTGGAACCAAATACGCGTTAACGTACCCGAATACAGCCGGTATGATGGACTTAATGCAGAATGGAGAATTGATAGTTATGACGAAAATAATGATGCTCTTTCTTTAAGTTCCGCATCATTGGGGGGTTATACTAATACAAATGTTCGTTGGTCAGATATCTATCTAGACAATTCCAACGTAAGATTTACATTAGCTAAAGCAGTGACAAGCTCTCCAATCGATATTGTTGGTCCATTTAGCTTTGACTTAACTCAACCATACGCAATCAGCGGAACCAACCTTTCTTTAGCTCAAGAAATCAAGAAGGGGGCTAACTACAATACAATTCTTGTAAGCTCTGGAGCTAGTTTAATAAACTCTGGGTATTTGCTATTCCAATACGGTTACGACGAATGTACGGGGCCTGTACGTTGTTTAGGTAACATAGATGACTCTACTTTAATGATAGACCCTGGCTTTAAATTCCCCTTTAGTTTAAATATAGGAAGCTCTGTTAACATACTGTACCAAAGGGCAGCTTATGAACCTAAATCGCCTATTGGCTCTTTTTGGTTGACTGCATCAAATTCAGCCCGTACCGCTACTATAGACTTGTTAAACAAAATTAGTGCAGCAGGCATAGAGCTTCAAATAAACACAAGATTCCCTGGTGATAGAGGGTTGGGAAATGAAGGCTATCCAACTGCAAACAGCTACAAGCTGTCTGATATTGTTGAAGTTTTTGGTAGTGACGATTTAGATAGTGAACTAGAAGAGCTTAGAACAACTACTTAGTTTTAACAGGGCGACGGATTCTAGAAAAGAGTGAACCAGCAAAAAGTCTTTCTCTAACCGTTTGCCCATAAGACATACCCCCTGCGTTAGACCAGCCTCTAGTATTTGGGTTGTAAAGCTGATCTTCTTTTCGGATAATTTCATTAGACTTAAGAATTCGGTACTTAGGTTTGGTTGGTCTGTAGAATCGATTTAAATCGACCGCTCCTACTTCTTCCCCCGTCTGCCCCCACCAACAAAACCTAGAGAAAACAGTATTGTGCTTTGAATCAGCCCACAATCGCCAGTCTCCCTTTTCTAACCTTTCCCCTGCCTTAAGGAATCGCCCATTAGGTAGAACTTCTGTAATAGTTTGTCCTTTTGCATTTTCATATGCGTGTTTCATGGTTTGTACTTTATCAGTTTTAGATGTTTTGTCAATAGCAATCTTTAAATAAATGGCGATTTCGAATATTTTAACTTCGGCTCACTGCGTCGCTTACTTGAATTCTGTCCCACTTGCGCGCACATGTGGATTGTCGTACGACATAGCCTCCCCTAGAAAAGAAATTAGAGGAATAGACCTACTTGAACCTATCGAATTCGCCCCAACCTCTCTTTCCGTTCATGGTAGCTTACAAATTTATAAACTTCATACCGATGGGGGACCTGAAGCTGCCGGCCTTTTAGCTACCTGGAATTCGCTTACTAGAGAAAAGTTTGCGTCATTAATGGTATTGGATCGTTCAACTGACAGCGTTATACTTCAAGTTGATAAATTTTGCGTTACGTCACAAAGCTGGACAATAGTACCCAAATCATTTGTTCTTGGCACTATTTCTTGGAGCGGGTTTGGTTATTCAAATGAAACCGAACAGCAATCTTAACCCTATGTACGAGTCAGGACAATATATTTTTACGCTGACGCTAGGTATTTTTTATGGCTGTTAACGCGGAGCTTAATGCACTAGGACAACAGAGGCTCGACATTCCACATCTGCGTCTTGTCGAGTCAGGTGTTCGATACGACTTTGACGCACTAGCTTATTCTCTTGTTGGTGATGCTTCTTATATTGTAAAAGGTTTTGAAGTCCTTAGTATTGATCTAGGAGTCACCGAAGCCACTAAAATTTCAATTAAAACAGCAGGATCTAGGCTTTTACACCCCTTAGCTAGCGAATCTGGATCTGTCTTTGCTGTACCTTCAAACAGACCCATTGAAGTTTTAGATCCAAATCTTAGTTCTAGAATGCAAGGGTCTTGTCAACCCAATAGTGTAAATTTTATTGGAATTGACTTGATTCGATCTGCCGATTCATCTACAGCCGATGTTGTACAATTTTTAGATCCTTCACAAAACACCGAATCTCCTATCAAGGTTCCTCTAAGAAGAACCCTAGATTACAAATTCATTATAACAAAAACAGACTTTAGTTACAATAGATCCGTTGCCCCTATAGCTATTGTAACTACTGACGCTCAAAACAGAGTAACAGCTTTTAAAGATGCTAGAAGCCTCTTGGGTAGACTTAATCCAGGAGGATCCTACAACAACGATATCTCTGTTTATGGCTGGCCAGGGGGTAGACTTGAATCTTCAACTAATGCAATTGCTGGAGATAAATCTTTAACTAGCCTAAAGTCTTGGATGAATGCAGTTATGACACGCCTACATGAATTAGGTGGTGGTCAATACTGGTTTTCTTTAGCTGCTGACAGAAATGTCCATTTTCACACTGGGACGACTGTCTTTAATAGTACAGGTGAGTCTTTTGAAATTATAACAGGGACGCCGAATCATTTACACTGGCAAGGTCTTTCTTTTTCATTTGACAATTCACCTACGTTTACTTTAACAATTGCAGATCAACTAACTTCAGTTGCTGGACTAACTGACCTTGTCTCTGGCGAATGTATTTATGCAGATATAGACAGGACTACTTCTGGAATTGTTACTGCTCAAAAAGGTAATCTAAGCACCCTTGGAGGCAGTTTAAGGCCTGGTGCTCGTTGGATAATTGCTTCTAGAATTGGTTCTAATTATTACGTAAATGGTCAACCTTACCCTATTGGAACAAATTTCGTTTTAGCTACTACTTCTCATACTGGCGTTACTAAAATAAGTATTGACGCAACTGGTAGTCCCAATCCAATTGCCGTTGGATTAAATACCGACGTTAGCACAGCTTACGGGACAGCAACTTGTTCTGGAATAAGCCACAACTTAGACAGAGGGGCCGCTCATACTTTAACCTCGGCAAGTGACATCTTAATAGGTAGAGGGGCATCTGCTGGAGACAATAATGTTTTAGTCGTGACAACTGGGCAACACGGAACAGTTGTTTCTGGGGGTGGAGATAACACAATTGCTCACCTATCGACAAGAACAAACAGTGGCAGTTCCGCTTTAAACGCCACCCATCTAGACCTTAATGCTGCTTGTAAATTTGAGGGCACTAATTCCTGGTCTTTGGTTCCCATTACAGTTTTGCCACTAGCTCCGACTTCAGGTGTCAAATACTTTACAAAAAAGACAATTACTTACAAAGATGATTGTCAATTCCTATTAGATCACTTTGGAACCGACTGGACTTATAACGACTCAGCTAAAACTCTAACAAGAACTGCCACTGGCCCATACCCAATAGATTCAGTATCCAACTTAACTTTAGGGGACAGAGTCTTAGTTAACGCTTCGGGGTGTTTGTACAATGGCGTTTATTCAATAACTATTCTAGGAACTACATCTCCAAACGTAGCAATGGTAATGACAAGAACAACTGATTGCGGCGGTCTTACTGGAGCAAATACCCTCAATTTAGGGTACGATCTTTTTGATGGATCAGCCGTACATATACTTCAAGGCACGGTCTATAGTAATACAAATTACATCTTAAACGCCCCTAAAAAAGGATCTTCTATTTTGTTAGATGGCAGTATTGGGTTTACATTTAACCCCATCTCTTCTTTAGCTAAAAACTCAGATCAAATGTGTATTATGTGGTTCGATGGGTCTTACACAGCAATCGCTACAAGCCCAGAATATTAAAGGAACTATGCCAACACCAGGATTTATAGGAAATGGGTTTTACACCTCCAAATTATTGTTTGGAGGGATTAGTAACGAACATCCGAACGACCAGATCCTTTCCGCTCCATCTTCCCTAGGTAACGATTTAAGGGTTTCAAATTTAACCATTTCGGCCCCTCTTAAAATCTACAGTACATCCACAAAAAATTGTTACAAAGTGCTTTGTTATGACACATTAACTTTAAATTCAGGTGGATCTATTTCCTGTGACGCTACAGAACTTACGGGAGGACAGTACAACCCGTCATCTGGAGGAACGGTCGGATTTAGCTTTACAGGAAGCCTAGGGGGAAGTGGAAGCGGAGGCCCAGCTTCTTTGTCGGCTGGAAGTAAAGGAACCCCAAACACTAATGATTATCCCATTCCTCCAATTTGGTTTGGTGGAGCCGGAGGGGGTGCCGCAACCCATGGTAGCCATCCCGGAGGTGCTGGAGGGACACCGTCAAGTTTGGAACCGATGAACAGCTATTTTCAACCCTCAGTATGCGATCAGGCTTCAGCTTGGGTAAACCCTGGTTTGTTTGCACTAAATACAGTTTCTTTTACAGGAACTAGTCCGGCCACAAGTTGGATAGGATCTAGTCTTCCAGGATACGTTTTAACTCCTGTTTGTGGTGGAGCTGGGGGTGGGGGATGCGGAGACATCGGAGCATTTGCCGAGGGTGGTGGTGGTGCTGGAGGGGGAGTAATCTATGTAGCGGCGAACAAGATCGTCATGAACGGTGGATCTATTTTCGCCAAGGGCCAAGGGTCAACAGGTGGCGGTGGAGGTGGCGGTGGAGGTGTTGTAATATTGGTCACAAATGAATTAACGTTTACCCCTGGAGCCGGAAGCGAAATTCATGTAGAGGGCGGAACAGCAACGTCTCACAACGGAGTGAGTGGTAATGATGGATACAACGGTACCGTTATTATCTTTAGCGATCAACTAATGGCTTCTTTTTCAGGAGATCCTGGGGAAAGTAACGCCTTCACCGGAGTTGTAACTGAAGCTATGTATAAACAGGCTCTCACAAACTATCACTCAAAAGGTACTGTTAGCGGTTCTTAAGAAAGGTATTCATGCCAAGCATTCAACTAAATAATCAATCATTTTCAATCAAAGCTGTTTCTTTTGGGCAGCTAACCATAACAGCTAACATCAATTCTAGTTTGTCAGACATCTACACTGGTATGACAGGGACCGTGTATCTTTCTACAGCTACCCCTACAAGCCAAGAGGTTATTGTAACCAATGTAACTTCTCCTGGAGTTATCCAATTACAATTAACTACCCATGGTGGATCTAACGCTTTTGGAGTGCCCTTTGATTTTGCTAACTATAACACCGGAACTCTTTATTTACCAGCTCAATTAGCACAAACAGATTCGGCCAGCGCGGTTACTGTTTCTGCTACAACTATTATGAGCACACAAACAGTGGCTACGGCTGCTGGAACGACTCTATTGACTAGCGTTAGTCCGCAACAGACCGTTTTTACTGGAACTTTGGCGCAAACAGTTGTATTGCCTGACGCTAGAACGCTATCGCCTGGATGGAAATTTGAATTTGACAATAATTCTACAGGTTTGGTAACAATACAAACAAACGATCTGTCAACTCTATGGGTCATATCTTCAGGGGCGGGGCTCATTACTACATGCTTGACAGTTGCAACAGCTGCTGGGACATGGGAAAATGACTATCTTGGAACACTCGCTGTAAGTGGCAAAGAGCTTACCGTTAACAATAACCTTACGCTTGCTGGCACAGACGGTACAACTATGACGTTTCCCAGCGTTAGTGCCACTATTCCTCCTTCGGCTTCTCCTACATTTACTGGGACGATTACCAGATCTGGGATTGGAACACCGGCGACTCTTCCAGGAAATTCTTTTGAGGCATATGACACAGTAGTCGGAGCAACTCTCCAAAACAATATTCAAAACCTCTCGGCCAATGGATCTTCTAGTTCAGACGTTTGTGCTACAGCAGACAATGGATCTAACACTGCGAATTTTATCGACATGGGCATTAACAGCTCTGGATATAATGACGCAGGGTATACAAGTGGAGGAGCCGACGATTCTTATTTACTAGCGCAGGGCGGTAATCTGGGTATTATTACTGGTACAGCTACTAAAACAGTTTCGGTTTATACAGGTGGGACATTAGCGGCAAATAAAAGAGCAACCATAAATGACAGTGGTTTGGTGCTACCCGGATACGTTTCCGCTAACGGACTAGTGTTGACGGTACAGTCTATTGCTACAGCGGCTGGAACAACAACTCTGACCGCAACTAGCCCTGAAACAACTATCTTTACTGGGGCTTCTGCACAAACATGCGTGCTCCCGGCGGCTACAACTTTACTTGTAGGGCAAACATTTACTATTTTTAACACTTCTACGGGGCTAGTTACAGTACAGACAAACGGAGCGGCCACCCTACTTATTTTAGGGGCTTCTACTAGCGTTACGTTTACCTGTTTAACTATTGCTACAGCGGCTGGAACATGGGCTACAGCTTATATCGGAACGAATACTGTATCGGGGAAGGTCCTTAAAACAAGCAACACCTTAACGCTTGCTGGCACAGACGGAACAACAATAACGTTTCCCAGCGTTAGCTCTACAATCCCTCCAGTAGCATCCCCTACATTTACAGGGGTTGTGACTAGATCAGGCACTGGTACTCCCGCCAGCCTGTCAAACTTGGCATACCAGTCTTATGACACTTTGACTACCATGTTTCAAGAGAACATTCAAAATTTATCAAACGGAACTTCGGCATCTACAGACCTCGTTGCTACAGCCGATACTGGTTCGGACACTATAAACTATATCGACCTTGGAATAAATTCGTCCGCATATAGCGATAGCAATTATACAATTGGCGGTGCGCTAGCTGGGTACGTTTACTCTAACGGCGGGGACCTTACTGTTGGGACTGCAACTGCCGCTAAGGTGCTTAAATTACATACAGGTGGAACTCTTGCGGCTAACTTAAGAGCTACGGTCTCAGACACGGCCTTAACACTGGGAACAGGGGTTGCCCTTACAGGAGCGGGTGCTATTACTTCCAGCGGAGGCGGTATTGGGTATGCTACAGGGGCAGGTGGGACCGGCTCTCAATCTACCGCAAGAACGGACACTGTTACTATCAACAAGCTGTGCGGAACAATTACTATGTTTTCTGCCGCACAAGCAGCTGACGCTATCGTTACATTTACGTTGACAAATTCATTTATTGCGGCAACGGACTATCTATTAGTACAACATACTTCGGCAACAAATGGAGGGGCTTGGGCATTTTCAACTGTATGTGGCGCAGGCTCATCAACAATCACGATTAGAAACGTGTCAAATGCCTCAATTACTGAAGCAACTCCCTTAAAATTCCTTCTTATAAAAGCAGTTACTGCATAGCGTTAGACTAAGGAGTGGTTTCCTATTGAAGAAAGCTGCTCCAACAAGCTAAAACACTCATATTCAACAAGTTTTTGCTTTAAAGCGTCAAAGCTACCAGTTACTTTTACAATTGATTCTTTAGCAAAATCAAGTTGAGGCAGAATGACTTGATAATTCCTGAACACTTTGTCTTTGCTTTCTTTAAGCTTAGTCCAACTTTTATTACTTAAAAAATCTGGTTGCACATCTCCCAGCTTTAAATAAAAGTCTGCTGGCGTTATAACTCCCTCAGCGTTTAAAATGGGCTCAACTTGCTTCTTGATTAATCTTTCTATACCCTTAATTCCATCACTAGCATCTCCAAATAGGGCTTTAGCAAGATAAATACGTTCTGGGTTAGCTGTAATATGATAGGGCTCATACATATCTGATCGTTCTACAAATCGCTTCAAATTAGGCGAATATACCCTACAGTTTGGAAATTGAAGAAGTGCCCACAAATCTCGGTCGCTACTTAAAATGACGCAAGGATTCCCTTTAAGCTTTCTGACCGCATAGGCTATTGCGTCATCTCCCTCTTTTGTTTCTTCTAAAATCTGAATCCCTGGCCATAGCCTTAAAACTTCATTTGCTTCAGGAACTGGGTTAAATTCTCTAACCTCTCTATTTGCTTTATATCCAGGTAAGATCTCCCTTCTATAATCTTTGCTTCTTGACCCATCGTAGCAAAAAACCATCTCAACTTCTTGATCTTTTAGCTCATTGCGTAAAATAGCTAAAAGACTTGCCACACTTCCAAAAACATGTCCACTAAACTTTCCTTTGGAAGTTGTCAAAGATGGATTGGCATAGGCTGCTCTGTAAATGAGATGGCTATTATCAACGATAAGTCTAGTTTTACTCATTGATTCCACCGTCGTTTAGTGTTTTGTAAGGTTGTCTGCCTTTCAATTCTGAGTATTTTTGAATACCATAAATAAAGCAAAGTGTGAGAAATATTAACAGCATGATTATATTTTGTTTGCGTCTCATAGGTTAATCATTGGTCTAAGGCCAGAAACAACTGGAATAGGACGTTGTCTAAAAACAAAAGAACTTTCGACCAATTGTATAAACTGACCGAAAGACATGTCTAAATCAAATGAAAAATTAATTGCTTTTGCTCTGATAGCTACGACCTCAGACAGGTACATGAGATTATATTGTTCCAACAGCCGATACAAAGAGACTGCTAAATCAGACGTAGGCTTAAGCAGTAGATACGTTGCCTGCCCTTCAAAAAAATGCTGTAAGATACTCCTATGTTGGTTTGGAGAACTTGTCAAAAGATTCCTAAACATAAGGCGCAGCTCTTCAAGTTCGTTTGATTCAAGCTCTATTAAACCAGTCAATTCAGACCAGTCATAACGCAAGATTTTAGGAGCTTTCGACATAATAGACCCTCCCTTGAGGCCAGATAAATGTCGTAAGCAACATCACTGGCCAAACAAAAGAGAGTAAGGTATTTGCTGCAAATACCCGCTTAAGTTCCAACCTTTCATAAGAGCCCCTATAAATGATCGCTCCTAAAATGTTAGCAAAATTAAACACTAAAAACCCAAAAATGTAGATTCCTAGAAGACTAATCACGTGTTCCCCAGTTGGCTAGACGACTGCTACTACCTGATGAATACGGTATGTCAAACTCTTTAATAAACGGAACGTCAAAAGTATCAATTGTGTCGCTCAGTGGCATTACAATCGATTCGTTCCAAATATTTAGCTGTTCTTGTTCCTCTAGACTTAAATCATCGTTTTTCATTTTTACTCCTAAACACAACAATACCTTAGCTAAAAACTAAAGTCAACAGTAATCTTCAAAACATGAGCTATAAAGAGAACAGAGTAACCGTTGCCGAATTTGGTGTTTTGCCAGGAAATTCACCATTACTAGTCAACGTCCCTACAACGCCAGGACACCAACAACAAAGATTACACGTTGTAGCGGCTAATTCCTTTAATGTAATGTCTAACGCAGTCTATAAAGACCTGGGCTTTCCTTTGCTAATTGCTTCTGGTTGGCGACCTCACAGATGGGTTTCTAGAGAGCAATATGAACAAGTCCTAGTAGAAAAATATGGGAGTGTTGCTAAAGGACGTTTATATTTAGGGTTTGACTCACCGCACGAAACCGGATTAACCGTTGATATAGGATGTGGTGGCCTAGAGCCCGTTTCAGCTACTATAGAAAAACAAAAACAAACGCCTTTGTTTAAATGGCTGGTTGAAAATGCCTGGAGATTTGGTTTTACGCCGTATTGCGTCGAACCTTGGCATTGGGAACATCGTATCAGTTTAGAGGCATACAAATCAGGAGTAGCCGATAAAACTATCCCTGATCCAGTAACTACTTGCGCAGATCCAAATTTTGTATGTACGGAAACTGTTACGGAATAGTTTCTCTTAAAACAGCTGCCATACAAGTGACCGTTGTAATGAACAAATAGTCCTTAAGCTTCTGAGACTTAGGCAAATCGTTGTAACTTACCAAACAGGGGTGTTCTTTCTTGTCTGGATCTTTTACTAGACCAAACTTCCAGCCATTTCCAAACTTGTCTTTGCACCAAGCTTCGTGTTGATCGTGGGGTGTTGCTCCAGACAAGGCAATGTTTACTTCACGAATTGCCGACTCTCTTTGCCAAGCAGGCGCATTACCCAATTATCTTGTGAAAAATCTCCATGTGCCTCACAAAACAGACGGTTCATTTCATGAGCCGCTTCCGCACATTTTTCTACAATCTCTTGTTTTTCCATTTTACAGGTCCCCCAATGCTCGTTCACGAATCGTTTTAAAGTCTTCCTCAAAAACGAACTTACCATCCACCCAGACAGGTTTCAGGATACTATCTTCTTCCTGATCTGGAGTAGCCTGACTAATCAGCTCTAACTTGCCTTCTGCGTTAGGAATTACAGCCAATCTTCCTTTTGCGCTGTTTTTCATTCCATTGTCAGTTACGGGCTTCTTGAAGATATCCATTCCTTTACCGTTGATTTGAACCCAAGTTGCCTTCATAGCAAACCCAAAAGTGTCTCGCGTCACATATTGATAAGTGAACGATCCAATTCCAAAAACAACATTCCCTGAAGCAAACCCCTTTTTAGCTAAATTATTACAAATAGCTTCAGCTCGTTCAAACGTAATAGAATCTCCGTAGATGCATCCAATGTGCTGGTCAAGTAACCTATGTCCGGTAGAGGTCACAGTGCCACCAAATACATTCCAGAGGCATTCCACAACGCCTTTATAAGCAGGACTGTTTACAGGAGCATCGAAATCTCCGCAGATAATCTTTACAGGATCTCCGCTATCTGGACGAATAACCAACTTGCCATTCCTAGCCATAATTTTGTCCGTAAGGGTTGGAATAATTTGGGTCAGCACCTTCCACAAGTCCCAAGTATCTGACACAACGCTCACAACCCCATTGGGGTATAGCGTTAAAAGGCGGTCGAAGGTCTCTAGTTCAGACAGCTCCCCACCAGCACACATAACGCTATGCTCTGTAGCCGCAACAGACCCTCCCACAAAATACCCCTCAGGTGGCGTATAATACTCATCAATAAGATCTAGGGCCGGAACAGTGTCTGTCCCCGTGAAGTACAACAAGTGCGCTGCTCCAGACATTTCAGCTGCCTCTAGACCCGCCATCCCTCTAAAACTAAAATCATGGCCTTGCCAACAAACAAAATCGGCAGGACTACCTGTAGAAGCAGCCTTTTCATTCAACAGTTTCCGCATCCTAGAAGCCGAAGTTGCTGAAGTACAGGGCAACCACAAAATAGCGGACATAATGGTTTCAAAGTAGTTAACCAACCAAGCAAAATTTGGATCAGTATTTTCTACCGTAAGCATAGGAACCCTAAGAGGAACCTTGGATCCTTCTTTGACTGCCCTAAACTTAAGAGGAAGATACCCTAGATTGTGCAATGCGCGAATGTGGTCTGTTCCAATTTGATTTGGGCCTAAATATCCATTAACTCGATTAAGGTACTTTAGGCAAACCTCATCCACTGGCGCGTCAAAAAACTTCTTCCATTCAGCCATCATGTACTTCTTAAGAAAATACTGAAGCCCAAAGAAAACTACTTCATTTTGTCCTTCAATACGAGACATACGTGGCGTCCAGTTGCTGTATACAAATTCCGTACATGTAGGATATTGACGCCTGTGGTCAAATTTATATCCATCGATTCGAGTGCTTGTCCTTAGTCCTTCTTGAGCAAGATTCATTAGTACGTTCCTTTCATTAGCTTTTCACAAACTTCAATAACTGTTACACCTGAAATTGAATCAGGTCGGTTAATAATTGAATCGGTAGTATATACTCGGTTAAACTTACTTGTCAACTCTTTAACGCCCTTACTAAAGATACTATGCGTTACAAACAAATCTGCCATTATACTCTGTTTCGACAACTCTTCTTTTAACCCAAGGAAAGTCCCTCCGCCGTCACAAATGTCATCTACGATTAGGACCTTGTCTCCGCATTTAAGTACATTTTCATACCCAAAACCGCTAATACTACCGTCTTTAACACTTCTAGACTTCCAGGCGTGAACTAGGGGAAGCCCCATATTCCAGGCGAACTTACCGGCCCGTTTTTCTGCTCCAGCGTCAGGGGAAATTACAGCATCATAGTCAGACCCGTAAAAATATCCAGAAGTACGTACAAGACAATTACTGTGAACCACCTTACAATTATTAATAAGCCCGGCAATAACTTCTGAGTGTGGGTCTAAAATAGTAACCCTTGGAAAGTTTCTTTGGTTGATCATGTTTGCTACAGACTTAGCTGTAAACAAATAGTCACCTGCGTCATTCATGCGATCTTGCCTAGCTCCTGGAACAAACGGAAGGACAAGCTCTGGAATATTACCACCCCTCCAAACCCAAGCGTCTACAAAAAACAATGCAGCTAGCAAGTCTGTCATCGTCAAGGGCCTAACTAAAATAGACTTAATACTTGCCTCACCTTCAAGGTTAATATTATGGGGCACAATAGGTACGTTGTCAGGATAAATGCTATCCTTGATTTCAACAACTCTGCCGTCACTCATATAAGCCAAAATTCTTGCGTAATCCATAGCTAAACAATACCTTTCTTTAGAATATTCGTCAACCTAATTCGCAAACTTCTTTAAAACAAATTGTAAGTTACGAATATCATTAAGTAAAATCGTTTTCCAAGTTATAACACTAAAGGGTTTCATTTCACTCCTACCAAAGTCATATAGTGATCGATGGACATTTTAGGGGAGGATAATGCTTGAGCGGCTGAGCAATTGTTCTTTCGCATTTGAAACAAGATAGAGGCATACTTTGTCTTGTTTGCTTCTACAGCAAAGTCCCTTTGGTTTTCTATGTATCTAATTTCAACAAACTTAGTGTCACAACAAACGACTGTGTTTCTATGCGCCTCATATACCTCTTCAAAAATCTTCTTTAACTCAGGAAGACTGTCAATGGCTGTTTTAAATTCCTCAAACTCACCTTTACGCACGATTTCGCACTTACGTTTCTTTGACAGCGAGTCCTTAGCATGGTGCAACATAACGTAAGCAGGTGACTTGATTTTAATCCTATTAAATTTAGCGTCTACGACAACAAACCCTTCCTGACTCATAGGGTTCAGTGCCTCAGCCGCTTTAACACAGTCTTCTACAGAAGCTAAAGGGAACCTCCTAGGGACGCCAATAGCCTGTATGGGGCTGTAGTCTAAATGGAACTCCTGTAGATTTCTAAGGTCTCTACATCCAATGGCAGTAAGCTCATTTTCTTTATTATCGACTACAACTCGATTAAAAGGACCCGTAAGTTCAAAAGAGTAGCAAAAATTAGAATTTAAATAGTCAGTGTCTGTCCCGTATTTATTCCATGTTTCCCAAAAAAGCTCTTTAAACGTCTTTCCAAAATCATTAACTTGACCTGAAGCGTCTGGAGTACCCGATGTCGCAACGTTCCATTTGTTACCATAGTGAAAGAGCTGGCACAAAGATCCATCTTTTTTCTCTTGGACCTCAGCTGTAGACCAATCAATTTTAGCGGCTAAAGACTCGCTTAGGTTGTGAAACTTTCTAAACGACCAACAAACAACTCGCCAATCATTCAATTCGTCAAGTACGACACCTCGACATTCTTGTACAATAGGCTCGGCAAAGTTTGACTCAATTTGAGAATATTTTAAAAGGACTAGGTTAGGATATTCAGAATGTCTTTTTGCATCAATAGCAAACCTATTTTTCAACTCCTCGATACCATTTGGAGTCATGCGCAAAAACTTTTGTACCTTTAGCTCTGGTTGCATAAAAACACTGTACTACACATTAGCTAGATGTCAATTGCTTTTGGTTCATAATAAGCAGGCATTTCGTTTAAATACCCTGCGGGATTAGAAATGACTCTGGTCTTCCCGATTTTAAAATCTAACGCATCATGCCCATGCCCACAAACCCACAGACTGATCGAACTATTTTCTATATCCTTGTCGTCGATACCTCCCACAAAAAACCTGTTAATAGCGCTTCCAGCAAACCTTGGATTGACACAACTATAACTTGGAAGATGATGCGATACAACAATGCAGGGCTCGTCCTTAATTCCATAGAGAAGACACTTAAACCTATCGTTCCTTCTGTAAATCTCAGGCTCCAAATCCTCAATTAAGGCGAAATCATTCAGCAAATTCTTGTAGTGTTCTTGATCACAAGCGTCTTGAAACCAAAGTGTTCCTACTAACAAATTCAAGTCGCCAAGGGCAGGTATATCTTTTTGTGTTAAAACCTTCGCCCTAGAGGCTACTGTCAGGTTTTTGAATTCATTGGGTAGGTTGTGGGCACGACAGTCTGTTTCAGTGATTGACGCACCGTAATACTCATGATTGCCCATTGCGTAAAGGACCTGCTTTGATTTATCGCATATTTCTTTGACGTTCTGCTTCCAGCGCCAATGGTTAGCTTGTGATAAGTCTCCAGCAATTACGGTTAAATCGCAATCAGGGATAATAAGATCTTTAAGAAATGACGCGCCACCATCTTGGTGGTGATCTAGATGCAAATCAGAAAGCAAACAAACCCTCATCCTGGTTAATGTATCACCGTATGGTACTCTTGTCAACAACAATCTTCGCTACATGCTAGATGAGGTTGGCAAAGAACGGCACAGGGCAGCTAACAAACGATGGCGTGATAAAAACAAAGAAAAGATAGCGGCCGAAAGTCTAGCCAGCAAAGAAACAAAGTCAGAATACGACAAACAAAGGTACAACAAAAATAAGTCGAAGATAATAGCTCTGTCCTATTGAGCTACGAAGCCAATTTGTTATACTATCACTCATTCTGACTTTTAACAACTCTTTTTAACGAATCTACTACAGCGTTTAAAGTGTAAAAATCACTGCAAGACAATTCTCTCATTTTTAAAATATTTGTCAAGAGTTTTTCTTCAAAAGTTATCCCTTCATTAACGCAAATGTGAACAGCCCTGTCATCATATATTACATCTAAAAACTCTTTTTCGCAAGTAACTTCGAATCTAACTCCAAAATGTTTAATACACCATTCTTCAATAGCTTTTTTAGCAGCTTCGCATTCTTCTGGTTTTGTATATCTACTCTTAGGGCTTACTCTGGCGGTAAAAATTACTATCTTATTTCCATTAGATAACCACTGCCTTACCTTGGCTGCCATTGCAGGAACAGGTTCTCCGATTGTCGTTGGACTTGACCACTCTTCAAAATGGGCCAATGTTCTATCCAGATCTACAAATCTTATCTTTGACACATAACTCCTTAAAATGAATAAGAAAACTGTAGGCCTATCCCTGGCTGAGAACTAGCCCAAACACCACCGCTTAACCCCCAAAAGACCCTTTTCTCTACAAAGGCTCCAACAATTAAACCAGGAACGCCTGTAATCAAACCAGAAGAATTTTTACCATACCCACCTAAACCACCAATTTTCCATTTATTAGAATTACTGACAATCGTTGTTTTCGAGTGATCTTCTTGTTTATATGAGTCTAAAAGCTGTTTAATTTCTGACACTTCAGATGCTTTGGTTTCACTATTAACAGTTGTGTGTTGCGTAGAGTCAATGTGTGATTTGTCTGTCTCGGTTTCAATTCTAGTTCCGTCTGGTTTTGTTGTAACTATTTTAATAACATCTCTGTCAACAAACCGTGTCTTATCTTGAACCTTTTTAAGCAATTCGTCAATATTTATTTGTTGAGCTACTTGGGTTTGTTCGTGATGCACCTCTACAACTTTATCAACCTGTACCGTTTTGATCTTTTCAGGAGATGTACTTCTTCCTGCTATAAAACACAGCCCCCCAATGATAACAACAAACAAAGGGCCTTTTAAGAAAGCCTTCCAGTCAATATTCTTTACAGCTGAAACAATATTTGGGATCATGGGTTACCTTATAAAGAAAGGAAAGGAGTTACATATATTGCATAAAGCCAAGAGCTTTCTTCTCTAGCTTGGCCTAGCTTGTCATTAAGCTCATTGATTTCAGCCATAGCATTTGCTAACTGGTCCTTCAATGTGTTTAGTTCGTTGTTCGTTATTTCCAAAAGAAGGTTTCGATCACCCTCTTTCTTGGGAGATGGAACTGTAACTCCCGACTTCGTTCCGCTTCCCGGTCCTCCAGTTAAAGTATTGGTCTGACTGGTTTTTGTAGTTTCGTATTTCTTTAGAATTTCTTCTGGCTCTGTGCCATCACGATAGCCTTTGTGCATTAAAGTCGTTCCATCGACAATAGCTTTCCCATAGACCCGAGCATTATCAAAGACCCAAGCATCCCCAAAGACCCAAGCATTATCAAAGACCCGAGCGTTATCAGAGACCCAACAATTAC